TTAATTCATTGTATAATTCTGTACCCATGTAATTTTGGATATGTATAGTCTGTGCCAAAGAAACAAATTGAATAAATTTATTTGTGTCCACATTGCCATCAAGTATGCTGTTCCTGACTAGATCTGTTCTATTTATAAATAATTGTGTTGCCATAATTTCTATTTAGGATATGCCCCTCTGTTTGGTAATTTATCTGTTGCTATTTCACTCTCTCTTGTTCCTCTTGGATTTTTAATATATGATCTAGGTATTGATCCTGTTCTTTTATAGTTGTCTAGATTAGAACTTTCATATTTTCCTTTTTTCAATCTGAATAAAACTCTTTCCCATTTGTGTTGGCAATATATTCCTCCTTTTAATTTAAAAATATCATATCTAATATTTGGTTTATGTCTAAATTGTACATTAACACTCTCAAAGTTACTTGCTTTGTCAATATCCTCAATCCTCCAGACTAAACCTGATCTCCCTTTTGATAATCTCATCATCTCTTTACAGAAATCTCTTGATTCTCCAGACTTAGCCATCCCTCTAGCATATCTGTATCTAATCTTATATAAGCCATTCTTGGGATCTAAATAACTAAAAGCAGATCCATCCTTAACACTTCCAACATTATCCTCACTAGCACTCTTTAAACCAACTAATTCTCTAATTTTAGATAGAGTTGATTTCTTTTCAGGCGATAAATATTCTATATAATCCTCTGCACTTACATCATCATCTTTTAAAACTGCTAATTCTTCAAATGTATCTTCTATTGTTCTTCCTGAAATTGCTAAACTACCAACAACATTCTTTGTATCATTCTCACATAATTCAGTTGCTAATGGTACACAGTTTGGAACTTTTTTTCCATTTTTCATTTTACTACCTATCTGCTCATATCCATCCCAACAAGGTGCTTTTAATTCTTCATGATTCTCACATGGCATAAAATAAACAACTCCCTCAACTTCATGCTCATGAGATCCCTCACATCCCATTTCCTTAGCTTTTGCTATTGCTTCCTCTTTTGTTTTATATGCTTCTTTTCCATCAATCATTTTTAAATTGACTTTAAATTCATATCCTGTTTCTTCCTCAATATCTTCCTCATCCTGAACTTTAGAATCAACTTCTGTAAACTCTAATGGTTGTAATGTAGTAAAATAGAGGTTTAGAGCAATATCATTATATGCCAGTAGATGATCAAAACAATCAATTAACAACTCTTGAAATGGTCTAATAACAGTATTATCCATTAACAAAGAAGCTGTCTTTATTTCCTCTGCATTGTTCCCTAATCCTGATTGATCTTTAATACCTAAAAGCATTGGACTTACAATTCTATGAGCCACCATTATTTTCTTAGTGGATTCTTCAGAAAGAAATTGATATTGCTGATGAGCATCTGATAATTGAACTGGTGTTATATCTGCTGATGCTTCTTTATTATCATTAAAAGCCAAAATGAATTTTCCTGCGTTAGATGTGCCTGAAAATTTCTGTGCTATTTTCTGCTCCAATAATTGTCTTTCTTCTTGATTTGGTGTGCCATTGTTAAAGTTAATTAACATGCTAGGAGCCAGACCATTCATGATATTATTTAAATGATAATTAGAAATTTCTTCTTCTAATTCAGCGTATTGCAATCCTCCCTGATAATCAACAGGTGCATAGTAATAAAATCCTGCTTTATAAGGTTTTATATAATAGATTTCTATCGCTTCTTTTGACATCCCATATGCAGGGATTCTCTTTGGGATCTCATTTGGTTTTAACTTACTCCAATCTTTAAAATAATAATAAGCAGGAATATCTCCATTTTCATCTGCTTTCGCTGCTCTTAATGTTTCAACAGGGATATGTTCTAATTTAACAATTTTAGATCTATTCTTGTTATAAATAACCTGAACAGAGCATTGTCCCATTAATTTAAGATCATAACATAATTTTCTAACAACATCTTTTTTAAACAGAGAAATCATTTGAGCATACTCATTTGGTTTTCTATTTGAATCTGTTGCATTTAAACCTTTTCCATAAATCGCCTGTGAGATTCCATTTATAGCAGCATTATTTGTTGGACTTCCATTATATCTATCTATAAGAAACTGAAAATAGTTATTATCAGCACCATAATCCACCCAATCCCTATTGTTAACCTCTACAATTTCTGGTGATGTATATGTGCTTAGATTCACAAAACTATATTCGCTATTATGTCTAACGAATTGTCCTTTTTTATTTCTTTTTAAATTTTTCTTCATGATGTTACAATATACTCATTATTATATGTATCAGTAGTTACAAATTGACCTTTATTCATATCATAAAAATCTCCATTCTTTTGATCAACTAATTGATTTGTACAGAAAATTCTATCTCTATAAAATACATTTTTAAAATTACTTCCATCATTCCATAATTCATTAAAATTTTCCCATAAAGAATAATTAGTATTCCAAAAAGCATAATCAGCAAACATTTCAATACTATAAAAATGGTTTAATACTAAAATAGGATTAAAAGGCTGTGACCATGTTAGATAATTTCCTGATGTTGTAGCATTTAATATTTGCACCTCTGTTTCTAGATTAGTAGAATCATCAGTATATGCAAAAGTAAACTCAGCCACAAATTCTCTTGGAATGACTTTTAAAATTTGGGGTGTAGATGTATTAAGTACAATCATACTAGTATAACGAATTAAAAATGTTTATTTGTAAAAATAAAAAAAGCACCCCATTAGAGTGCTTTGTTTTATAATAATTAGAATGATTTTCTAATTTGGAACTATTTGTGCTGATGCTCCAGTAACTACTCCTGCATCTACAAAATAAGGTGCAGTTTCTTCTAAGCCCTCCATCGTTAATGTAAAGCCAGAAAGATCGCCTGCTGCTGCTCCAGTCACAATTGTGCCCCCAGTAACCTCCATGCCATTCTCATAGCCACAAAGGAATTGATTTCCATAATAGTCTTCAACGACTATCACAGGTCTAGCTACAGCTATTAATTGTAATTCATTTTTAGTTGCATTATCTAAATATGTTAATGTCATATTTAAAGTCTGTGTGTAAAAAGTTGTTCCATTATCTCTAGAACTTGTTATTGTTGTTTCTAATGAAGAATTCCCTTTTAAATCAAATTCAAACCAACTAACACTTCCTGTAAAAGCATCAATTGTTTGATCTGCATTAATAGTAGCTGCGACAGGAAAATCTGCCATATATACTGTCTTAATGCCTCCAAATGCTGATTTGCATGGAACTTTTCGTCCTGTGGTTAATGCACATGCCATAATTTTATTTTTATTTTAAAAAAAAGGGTAAGTAAGTATAATCCCACTTACCCAGAATTTTGGTTAATTTAATTTTAAGAATAGTAAACTAAGTCTTCAGAAATACCATATTGAACTGCTGCTGTAAACCTCATTATAAAGCGAACATTTTGTGATCCATCTATGTCTTGCATGTCTAAAACCTTGACTTCATTCATATTATTTAGTAAGCCTGTGCCAAAATATAGGTTGCTTCTTTGTGCTGCAAACATATGATTGTTGGACATTCCTGGGCAAACAAATATTTTCACTCCATTTACTGAAAGTGATCCATTGTTCCACCACTGTGTTCCCTGTGCATTCACACCATTTGCTCCTAATCCATTAGCTGCAAAACCTCCTAATGCTTGAACATAGAATTTTGCTACTGAACTTGGTACATATATGAATAAATCTTCTTTTCCATATAAAGCACTTGGTACAGCATTAACAACTCTGCTTAATTCTTGTATAACATTTGCAGCAGTAATTCCACCACCACCAACTGCAGCCAAATCTTGACCTGCAGGAATGTTTCCATCAGCAGTCATCAATGTTTCAAATCCATCATATTCTCCTGCATTAGCAGCAACTCCTGTAAAGATAGTCTGCTCTGTTTTCTGTGCAACTTGATTTGCTACATGAGCAATCATAAAGTCACTAAATTTAGGAGGAAGAGTTTGCCCCATTCCATAGCCCATTGATTGAGCTTCCCAATCGTTAATAAAATCTTTCTTGCATAACTGTAAGTTAACCTGTAACTCAGTAGGCTGAATGATTCTTTCTGTTAATGTTACTGAAGAATTAGGATTAAAATCACATGAAGCATCTGAAACGACAGCTCCTGTATCTAATCTCTTAATCACTTCTTTGTAAGCAATATTTGGTTTTACACTTAAACCTCCATCATCAATAGTGGAAGCACTTAATAAAGCTGCAGCAATATACTCGCCTGCAAATTCGCCTGCATAGCTTGTCGTGATATTTGTAGCAGTTGCCAATTCAAATTTTTTATTATTCATTTTTCTATTATTTAATTTTTATTAGTTATGATTCTGATGCCCAGATTCCTTGACCACCTATAATGTACCATTCTGTTAATGATACTGCTCTAAGTGCAATCCAGTCTCCTTTTTTTGATGTGGCTT